CGGGTGGCGCGCATGACGCCGGAGATCAAGCACTGGCTGCCCACACGGGAGGCCAAGATCGTGAAGGAGTGCCGTGAGTTGCACGGCCCCGAGCCTGACAACCTGACCATCCGCATCAGCAGCACGATGATCGACGACGGGCCAATCGCCAGCCACGCCACCACCAGCACGGTTCACACCCCCGTCTACAAGGGCGGCACGGCACACGGCAAGGAGTGCGGGGCCTACCGCACCCGGCTGCACGATGACGGCAGTTACGAGGTCGTGTCGCTGGATGAGTACCTCACCACCCGACGAGGCAAGGGCCGCAAGTACGGCTACTGCGGCGACTGCCGTGCGTGCTGGGACAAGTCCGTGCCCAACGTGAGCTACGGCAAGCACTAACCAACCAACCAGTCTTCTCCAACTTGCCCGCCCGAGTGGCGGGCCTTTTGGAGCAGACGCTCCACCACCAACCACAGGAGAAAAACATGAACTACGAAGACCTGACCGAAGAACAGTTTGACTGCATGGCAGAGCAGTTGGTCGATACTTGGCACACGCTCGCCAAGATCTGCGAGGAGGCCAAGGGCATTGGCTTGACGCCGCAAACACACAGCATCTGCACGGCGGCCATCCAAGGCCAACGGGAGATCTGCTCAGCGCTTGAGCAGGACGAGGACAAGGAGCCGCAGTGGCCGCCTGTCCGCAAGTGGAAGGTGGGCGTCAATCAGGAATGTCTCGTCCACTTCACGACCGAGGTCATCGTCGAGGCGTCCACCATGCGGGAGGCCGAGGATCTAGCGCTGGAGAGGGCCAACGAAGACCCGTGGGGGCAAGACTGGGAGGAGGAGGAAACCCTCGAGCGAGAGGTCAAAGACACGTTCATGTGCGAAGAACTGCACGTATAACCAACCACACAGGAGTTTACACCTATGACAACCTTTTTCCCCCAGATAACAATCGGGCCAATCACCACCAACTTCGCCATTCAGCTCCTCGACAACGGCCAGCTCCGTTACGAGGTGGTGGACTTCGACCTTGACTACGACACAGGCGAGGAGGGCGAGGTTCTCTTCCCCGACGACTGCAAGCGAGGCAGCCAGCCATGGGCGCTGGCGCAAGCGTTCATCGACCGCCTGACTGAGCGCCTCGAGCGTGGCTTCGTCGTGCAGATGTACGAGGTCGGTCAGGCCTACGGCGGACCCGAGGAAGGCGGCTGGTGGTACGACTACGGCCAGCCACGAGACCACTGGTTCCGCACGACGTTGGCGGAGGCCATCGCGCTCAAGGAGGAGCTGGAGGAGGTCTACAACGAGGACCGCACGACGGAGACGGACTTCCACCTTGCCATCCACTTCGACCAAGACACCACGGGCTGGCCCAAGACCCGCCCTCACTACAGCTAACCAACCACACAGGAGATTGCAGCATGCACAACCTAGTCCGTATCCCACGGGCGTTCCTCGACGATCACGCCGAGCGTGATCTCGACACGCCCAAGATATGGCGCAGCACGCGCCGCCACTACTGGGTCCACCGCAAAGACCCAGCCATCCCCGAGTTGCTGAGCGACGCCGAGTTCTATGCCGATGGCGTGGGCTGGTTTGACGACCGCTACTTTGGCCTCATCAGCAGCGCACGGGCCACAGTTAACGCACTGACACAGGAGAATGCAGAATGCTAGACCGCTTGATGATCCATTGGGAGACTTGGGAAGAGGGGCACGACGCTGCGCTCTATGCCTACCCTGACCGTGGGCCAGACGTACCGGCGTTCATCGAGGCCCACATCACCGGGCCAGACGATCACTTCGACTTTTACGAGGCTGGCCAAGACCTTGCCCACGCCCTTGAGGCGCTGGCCGCTGCACGTAACAGCGGCTTCAACTTCGACAGGTTCAAGGCCGAGGTGCGTCTGCGCGAGCGTGAAGAACGTGGCGAGCTGGACATTTACTAAACCAACCACACAGGAGATTACCCAATGACTGCCAAGTACACCATCCGCACGAATTGCAGTGCGACCGTCGATCTTGAGATCATCATGGAGATCGAGGCCGACGACGAAGACGAGGCCCGGAAGATCTTTTCTGAGTGCGTGCCCGAGGATGTCGGCGACATGTCGGGCGTGAGCCACGTCGGCAGGCACGGGTCGGAGATCACCATCGACAGCGCCGACATCGGGGAGGTGCAGGAAGACCTCGTCGAGATCGAAAGCGTCGAGCCAATCGAAGAGTACGAAGACGAAGAAGAGGACGAAGACGACGACTGACCGCACCCCACCAACCACCCCAGACAGGCTCGCTTCGGCGGGCCTTTTTTATTCCCCCTTGACGTTGGGGGGAAAACTGTCAAAAATAGATACACCTTTTTAGCAGCAGGAGAATGCTAGATGAGCCGTTCAACAGAAATCTACAACGACCTGACCAACCAGATCATCAAGCTGATGGAGCAGGGCGTCCCGCCGTGGCAGCACCCGGTGGTAGCGCAGTCCGGTGGCCTGCCGCTGCGGGCCAACGGTGAGCCGTATCAGGGGCTGAACATTCTGGCCTGCTGGGCCAGCTCTATTAAGCATGGGTGGACGGGCCAGCAGTGGTTCACCTTCAAGCAGATGGCTGCGCTGGGTGGCCGTCTGGTCGAGGGCAGCAAAGGGAAGGGGACGCATGTCTTCTTCTACGGGTCTGCGCCGGTCGATCAGGCCGACCCCGACGCTGGCTGGTACAAGTTCAGCAAGCCTTACACCGTCTGGAACAGCGACCAGATCGAGGGCTTGCCCAAGAGGTTCGAGCTGACCAACGAGCTGCTCGACAACCCGCCGGTGCAGCCACTGGAAGACTTCTTTGCGGCGACGGGTAGCGACGTCAGCACGCAGGATCAGGGCCAGTGTTTCTACATTCCGAGCCGTGACCAGATCGTCATGCCGCCCATCGAGCGCTTCCGCTCGGTGGCGAGCTACTACGCCACGCTGGCCCATGAACATGTCCACTGGACTGGGGCCACCCATCGGCTCGACCGGGTGCTGAACACCAACCCCCGACGCTCTGAGTATGCCTACGAGGAGCTGATCGCCGAGCTTGGCTCGGCCTTCCTGATGCAAGAGCTGGGCGCCGTACCCGTCCAGACGGAGAGCCACGCAGCCTACCTCGAGCACTGGCTGCGCGGACTGAAGAATGATCGCCGGATGCTCCAGCAGGCGGCGACTAAGGCCAGCGAGGCGGTGGCCTTCCTAAAAACTGAGGCGGCTGCATCCGAGCAGCGCCTTGCCGCCTAACCAACCACGAAAAGGACTACGACTATGTTTAAAGAACTAGCAACCGCACTGAATGGCTCTGGCGCTCCTGCGCCAGCGCCCGTTGTGGCCACGAAGAAGCAAAAGACTGCGATTGTCATGCTGCCGGAGATGGTCGAGCTGAAGCGCATCCGTCTGGAGCTGGGCCTCACCCAGAAACAACTGGGCGAGATGCTCGGCAGCAAAAACGTCAACCGATGGGAGCAAGGCAAGACCATCCCGCACACCCGGAACTTGCTGGCGGTGCGCAAGTTCATTGCCAACCACAACAAGCAAGCGCCGAAGAGCGAGCGGCACGTTGTCAAGCGAGCGGGCGCCGTGCCACTGCGGTTCAAGGGCGTGAAGCTCGGCTCGTACCTGCTGTCAGGCGGGGACGTGCTGACCCTCTACCGCACGGACGGGGGCCAAGTGGTCTGGGACACGGACGGCACCGTCAACTACGGGACGACCGAGGCGTTCGTCGACTACTGGGCCGGGTTCAGCGAATACCGAGAGGTGCTCGCCTTCGCCGCTGATAGCGGCCTCGAGATCTTCGAAGACATCGACTGACCAACCACACAGCAGGAGAAAACCATGACAACCACGATTGCCGGGGCGCACGACGTCCTGACCAAGCTGGAGGCGTTTGTTTCTGACACCATCGACAACACGGTGGAGGAGAGCGACGACGTCTCTGACAAGGCCTTCTGGAAGGCGACTGAACTGGAGCTGTGTGAGGGCATTGATGGCCTCCGCACGCTGCTGTCGGTCAACTGAGGAGGCCACCATGCGCATTCAACCAACTCAGTACCAAGTGGGCTGGCGGCTGGCGCAGCAAGCCAGCCAGCGGGTGGCGTTTGTGAACACGCAGCACCTTGATGGCGACGCCTACCGCCGGTTCGTGGGCCACACCATCGAGCAGGCCATCAGTGATGGCGATGATCGGGGGGCCACCGAGAGTTATCTGGCGGGCCTTCGGGACGGAGCGGCTGCTGCGTGGGAGCAGCGGTTTGAAAGGGGGCCAGCATGACAGAGCACAGCTTGCTGGTCGAAGACCTGTGGCTGCTGCGGGAGGTGCCCGTCGATTATCTCGACGAGGCACGCTCGCTGACGGTCACGCTGCGGCTGACGGACATGGAGCGGCGAGACCTGCTGTCCGCCGTGCGGCGGACATCGATGATGCACCGCAAGGAGAGCGCCCGACTGAAGGCGGAGGGCCTGCTGAAGGAGGCCTACGAGCGTGGGCTGAAGGCCGATGCGCTGGAGTGCCTGCACGCCGTGATAACGATTGATGAAGAAAAGGAGGCAGCGTGATGAGCGACCAGAAACTAGAGGCACTGAGGCTGGTGCGGGGGGTGCTTGAAGAGTTCGCCTACCTCAACTGTCACGGGCAGCGAGGCGCGGACAACATCGACCAAACGGCCAGAGATATGCCCATCACTCGGGCACTCAGCATCCTGAATGTCTGGATCGAAGACATCGATGAGCTGCGAGACCTGAAGGACTTCAACTTCAAACGATACGGCCTAAGCGAAAGCGCCACCAGTCGCTTGACGTCTTGGTGGACGGATCAGTCGTACAGCTACACCGCTCCTGACGGTCGGAAGATCTACTACGAGGGACATCGGGCGCTGGAGTATCGGCCCGACCCTCTCGACGGCAGGCGGAAGCAGTTGGTGCTGACAGAAAAGGGCGCCCAGTTTGCGCGGGCGCTGCTGGACACCATCGAAAAGTTTCAGACGAACGACAAGGAGGCAGCGTGATGAAGGATAAGTACATCCACACTCAAGTGGACGAGCAGTGGGCGAATTGCCGTAACACCTCCCGAGAAGTGGCGTCGGCCATTCATGCTGTAGCTGGGCCGAATGACATGGACCGCGTTTGGGAAGCGCCCTACGGACAATTCGACGATGTCGTCAAGGCGCTTGAGCAGTTCATCAGTAATGGTGACGTTGCTTGGGACCACACGTTCCATTGGGGCGAGGTGAGTATCACGCCCGTGGTCGACACCTTCAAAGACTACCCCAACGCCCAAGCCTACCATGACTTCTTGGGCGGCTGGCTGCTGATTGAGACCGATGGCTACTGGGTCTGCGATGACCCCGGCATCGTCAAAGACCTGCGTGGCGAAGACTGGATGGACGAGTGTGTCCGCCAGCAATGCTGGGACGAAACCCTACTGAAGGAGGCAGCGTGATGAGCGCCTACAAAGTGACCGTATTTGAGCAAGTGACATCCGTGGTGGAGTACCAGTTGGTGCGGCAGGCGGACAGCGCAGAGGCTGTGCGCGAGCTGGTGCTGGAAGAGTATTACAACGGAATGCCGCCAGAGGACTGGGAGGCCAGATCAGACGAGACGGAAGACTGCGAGCTTTTGACGAAAGACATGATTGTTCAGCGATTGGAGGCAGCGTGATGAGCGACATACCAAAGGCACGGGCCATCCTGTTGGAGGGCTTGAAGATGGACGACGTCGAGAACATGCGGGCGGCCATGCAGGTGGCGCTGGGTCTTATGATCCGGCGCAAGCCGGTGCGGCGAGGGCCGGTCAAGAACCGGCTGGATCTGCACACGGTGGCCAAGGTCAGACGGCTGGCCACCCTGCACCCTGATGCGCACCTGACCGAGCTGGCCAACATGGCCGGGACTAATCCGGGGCGGGTGAGTGAGATCCTGAATGGAAGGAGAGGTTGATGAAAATCTATTTTGCAGAAGTGTTTTATGACGGGCGTTCGAACCGTGAAATTCGGGCCTTCAAGTCGAAGGCTCGACGTGCTGCTTGGCTCGTCGATGAGAGGCGGAAGTACGGGCCAATAGAGATTTACAGACTTTCCGAGTGGGAGCCGTCGACCAGTAAGCCAGAGTTTGAAGTGATGACGGAGTGATCAACATGTTCTTTCGAACGAGACCACGGCGGCAGGCCGTGCGGGTTCAGGCGAGCTGGTACAAGCTGACGGACAACTGGTGGCCGGATTGCTTCTGGGTGAAGCTCTCGCTGCTGGCCAAAGAAAGGCGGGTGAGCATGCGCTCACCCGACAAGATGGCGGCCCTCGTTGCCGAGCTGGAAGGGACGTATGGCGAGGTCATCTTGAGTGACTGGCCGTGGGTCAAACAAATGCAGGAAAGGAGGCGAGCCAATGGGGCGGCCACGTAAACCACGGGTGAATGATGCCATCGACTTCTGGATCAAGAGTAAGCTGCGCTACGGCAGCATTGGCGGGACCAGCGTCTATTTTGCGGAGAAGTTTCGCAAGCTGATGGGTGACCGCCCCATACTAGATCTCAAGGGATCGGACATCTCCGACTACGTGAACCGGGGCCAAGGCGCCCCGGCCCAGCGCAGGGAGATCAATACGGTCAAGAGCATCGTGAATTACTGGCGCAAGATGCACGGGCATCAGCCGCTGTATTTGGACCGGCCAAGGGACAATGCAGGGCGGGAACGGTGGCTGACTGTTGAGGAGCGGGACCAGTTCTTAGCAGAGGCGCCCGAGGAGCTGAAGCCGATAGCGACGGCACTGTTCTTCACGGGCGCGCGTAAGGGCGAGCTGATGAAGCTGGAGACAGAAGCCGTGGACTACGCGCGGAAGACGTTGCGGCTGCGCTCGTTGAAAGGTGGGCGGGGTGAGCACTGGCGTGTGATCCCCATCCACGACCGGCTGTGGCCATTTATAGAGGCCGCCCGTGAGGGCGGCGGGCTGGTGTTCCCGGGGCCAACAGGTCAGAAGTGGCGGGAGCGTGAGTTCTATGGCGTGTGGTGGCCGCACGTTGTGCGCATGGGGCTGAAGGACTTCAAGCCGCATGATGCGCGGCACACGTTCGCGAGTGAGCTGGTGCGGCAAGGCGTGAGCCTGCGGGTGGTGGCCGATTTGCTGGGCCACAAGAACCTGAGCATGGTGATGCGTTACTCACATGTATCGGCGAAGGACGGAAGGGAGGCAATACTTACGCTTTAGCACGTAAGTCTATTGACTGCTGTAAAGTTTTTTGACACCTGTGGAGGCGGGGGCAACATCGCCCCACAGGCACTGTGAGGAACGAACCATGGACGACGAGACTAGAAGGGAGCTGCAAAGCCTACGCCTCGCCGTGGAGGGGCTGACGCAGGTCGTGCTGCGTATGGAGGCCAAAGGGAAAGGCGGGCTGGCCGGGGCGGAGATCCCCGAGCTGACCAAGCTGACGCCACGCCAGCATGCTGTCTTGCAGGGGATGGTTTACGGGATGAAGTTGGAGGATGTCGCCAAAATCATGGGCGGCATCTCGACGGAGACCGTAAAGACGCACCAGCGGCAGATCGGTAAGAAGTTTGGTGTTACGAGGCAGTCGGAGCTGCGGGTCATGTGCCAGCGGTTCTTGGATGCGGCGGAGGACGCCGACTATCTGGCGGCCACGGGCGGCTTTGGCAAGGACTACATGCTCAAGACTGAGGTGGGCGGCACAGACGAGCTGCGCCATCTCATTGCGCCGGTGAAGCCGGGGCTGATGGTCAACGGAAATTGACGAACTGTTAAAAAAGTGTACACTCTGTCGGCGAGGTTAACTTGCTGAAGGGTGTACACCATGGACACCAATAGAACTGCGGCCAACATGCTGCTCGAGCTGCTGGACAGCGACGAGGATATGGGGCCAACCTTGCGGGTGCGGTTAGAGCGCACCCTCTCGGTCTTGCGGGGGCAGGCGCTGCCCCACGAAGAACGCCCGGAAGACAGACGGGCCAACTCCATTAAACGGCGGATCAAAGACGGGCTACGGGCTGCGTCTGGCGAGGAGCTTGCCGAGCTGAGTGGGGCACTGCGATTGGCGCCCGATCAGATGCGGCGGGTGCTGGATGGCCTATGACGCTGATGTGGGAAGGCCTGTGCGCTGACGCACGGCGTGAGCAAGTGGCGATAGCGGATCGGAAGTACGCGCTGCTGATGCAGGGTGTGCGGCTCGAGGAGCTGGATCGGCTGATCGCCGCTGAAGAGAAGGCCAAGCAGCCCAAGACGCTGGGCAACAAGCAGGTGATGCAGTTGCTGGACGTGAAGACGACGAGGCGGCTGGCCAACCTGCGTCGGCAGGGGCTGCCCGCCGAGCAGGTGAGTTACGTTTGGCATTACGATCTGGAGCTGGTGCTCGACTGGGCCTCGATGATGGGCTGGACGATCAATCCAGACGGATTGAAGGCGTGTAAGCGCGCATTAAAGTGATGCAGTCGGCTAGGCTGGCCCGGTAGTAGGCGGCGGCGACGTGCTTGGGTGGGGCGTGCCCCATCAGCATGTCGATGGTGCCTTCGGGTGAGCTGGCGTAGCGAGGGACGAGCGTGCGGAAAGTCGAGCGGGTGCTGTGCATGGTTTCATGCGAGGCGGCACCCGCTTTTTTTAGGGTGCGAGCTAGGGCCATCGAATAGCGGGTGGCTTGGGTCGACCAGTCATCGTCTCGCCGGGAGAACAGAAAGCCGTCGGGGTCTGGGGTCAGGCTGGCGATGACGTCTTGGGCCAATGAGTTTAGGGGGATCGTTCGCTCGCCGTGCAGGGTCTTGCTGCGGGGGATCGTCCACAGATTGTCTTGGATCTGGGCCGTGGTCATGTTGGCGATCTCGCTGATGCGAGCGCCGGTGAGGAGACCAAGGGCAAAGGCAGCTCGGCAGGACCGCTGGAAGGCAGTGCGGCGGGGCATGGCGTCGTAGAGTTCCTGCCAACGGTCGAGGGTGTAGGGGCTGTTGGCTTGCTGGCGGGTGCGGATTTCGGCCTTCGTTGTTTCTCGCCACTTGGGGTGGGTCAGCAGGTTGCGGTCGAAGGGCAGGCGGCGAGAGGCCATCAGTTTGAGGATGGCCGAGCGGATGAGCGTGGTCTCGTTGCGGACGGTGGCTACTGTTCGTTGGGGCTGCAAATCTTCCCGGCTGTAGCACCATCGCTGCCAGTGGGAGAGGGTCAGATACTCGACGTGTTGAAGGCGGGTGTGATTTATTAGATCGCGCAGCACGGCCTTGTGGCGGGGGCGGGGTGGTAGGAACTCTGCGGCTGCTTCTATTGGGGTGCCGTGGTCGGGGTGCGGGGCGAGCTTGGCCTCGTCGAGTTGGTGGCGGAGCTGGGCGACGATGGTTGGGGCCAAGACTTTGGCTTCGCGCAGGTTCTTAGTGTGGAGAGACTTGTGCAGCTCGGTCTTGCCGAGCACGGGCTGGAGGTCGGCGGGGACACGGAGACGGGCGGTGAAGGTGCCGTTTCTGGTCTGGTGGATATGCGGTGGTAGCGTGGCTGGCATGCGTTTATCTCCTGTAAGGCATGGCTGGGTTAAAAATGTTTGCATTCATTTAACCCGTTGTAGCCGTAGCTTGTGGAGTGATTTTCGTCAATACCGTGGAGTAGAGGGGGTGTGAGTATGTGTGTAAGTGTCTGGGAATGCTGGAAACTTTTGTGTCGGATCAGACAACAGGGATTTTCACAGCGCGCATCTACGGTCGGCTGGTGTGGGGTGGCTGTGTGTAGTCCTGCCTTAGTGGGCCATTTTGTGGAGTGGCTGGTGGGGTCTTTTGGGTGGGTTGACGCGGGTTATGCGGTTCGTTTTATTAACACCCATCGTTTTGACTAAGTGGTGGTTAGCACAAAGCGAAGGGTCGGCCCCAACCACGAAGCCGACCCTCCAAGCAGCAGGAGATTGCCGCATCCCGCCACGATGTGCGCACAACGTGAGGAGATTGCCAATGCTAGGCCATACGAAGGCAGGCCACGCAAGCGCTAATTTAGCGCGCCATTCTTTGTTCCATTTATGTTCTGAATACTGGGCTACTGACCCGCCCTGTGGGCGTGGGAGGTCTGTCCGGGCTGGCTGGCTGGTCAAACGCCCCGGCGAGCAACTGCACCCGTTGCGCTGGACCTCGATTTCCAAGGGCCAAGTTTGGTGCCCGCCTCCGATGGGGGGCGCCGAGTATGGGGCCAACGGATGAGGCAAACGTCGAGGCGCTGCACAAGTCGGTGGTCGGCGAGCTACAGTTCAACGTGCGCTGGGTGGCCATGTGCTACGACATGGTGAACATGGCTATTGATACGGGGCTTTACGGCGACGAGCTGGAGCAGCACGCGCTAAATCGGATTGAAGAGATCAGCGCTGGCAATCTGTTGCCGGAGCACTGGCGACTGGTCGAGGCCCACCGGAAGTACCCGCCGCCTCAGTAGCGGAGGCGGAGAAACTCCGACATTGTTGAAGCCCCGAGTGTTTGCTCGGGGCTTTTTCTATGGATCACGTAGTCGCCGAGCGGGCTGATCAACGTCTGGCCAAAGACTGACAGGTCTTGCGGAATAGTGGAGAGCCGTGACGAGACCTCGTCGTTGGCGGAGACGTTGGCAGAACTGCCCAGAATGGCAGCGCCGATTGTGTCGCCAGACTGGACCGCTTCGTGAACCTTACGGCCACGTTCAATCTCGTCCTCAATGTCGACGTCGGAAAGCATCGCGTCGAGCGCCTTGGCGTTCATGCTGTCGGATGAGGTGCCGCCGCTCTCCCACTCAAACATGGCTCGGGCCACCTTGGCCAGATCGGTGTCGGATAGTTCGTCGTCGGCGTTGAGGCCTGTGGCGGACTGGACGTAACGCTGGTAGGCGGCTGAGTTGCCGGTGTTGTACTGGGCCACGATCTTGGAGATGGTGGGCTTTTCGCCGACCCGGTCTGCAACCCAATAGCCGTAGTAGGCAACGCCGTCTGCGGGCGACTGGAAGGCGGGCGTGGGCAGGGGCTTGCCGTCGCTTCCCGGTAGGTCGGCAGACTGAAGGGCGCCAAAGAAAGACTGGGCATTGTCGGAGCGCTTGGCGACGCCACCGGGGTTGTAGAAGCGGATCGTGGCGGGCGGATAGTCGACACCAGATTGGTAGGTGTGCTGTGGGCCATCGTAGTCTGTGCGATAGGCGGACAGCGTGACAGGAAACATGCGCCCGTCTTCCTGTAGGGGGAAGAGATCCGGCGTTGTGACGACGTCGACCATTTTTTAAAATTCCCGGCGATTTATTAATGTTGACAGACTAAGGGCTGGCTGGGTGGCTGTCGTCCGGGTCTTGCGGGTGCTCGGCCTTGTATCTTTCTCGTTCTTTCTGGCGGCTTCGCTCTATACGAGCCTCAATGCGTCTATCGCGCTCATTGATAAGTGCTTCGGTGTAGTCCCATGCAGCCGCTGCGGCGACCTTCGGGTCGCCTGTGTAGTAGCTGCCTTTGGCCATCAGACCTGACAGGATGGTAGCTGCCATTTGGTAGAGGGCGCGTTTGTCTGTGTGCATTTTCTGCTCCTGAAAAAAAGCCCCGCCGAAGCGGGGCAGTTTAGGCCACAGGAAGGAAAAACCCGGTACTTGCGTTTGACTGTGGCTTGTTGGCAGGACCGCCCCCGCCCAGCAGCAGGGAGGAGATTGCTCTTATGGGCAGGGGCGGGAGCGCGGAATGGTGGCAGGCCGCGCTCAGATCTCGGTGCAGGGGTACTCCTCTGCGAAAGCTAAAGGGGCAGCGACTTCGAGAAGGAAGTCGGGGTTGTCGAGGTGGCCGTAACGGACGAGCCAATCCATGATGACTTCGGTGGTGCGCTCTTGGTCTTCGAACTTGTGCGTGTCGCAGACCATCGGCTGGCCAGTGAGGGCAACGCTGGCGAGGTTGGCGCCGCCGATGAGGCCAGCGATGTAGAACCAGATTGCGTGCGTTGGCTCGGCCTGTGCTTCGTCCAGCATCTCGAGGAAGCGGTCGCGCGGCGTGATGATGTTCTGCGCGCTAGACTGCTGGTGCCACAACAGGGTGATGACGAGGGCGAAGACGGCAGCGGCTGCGATGCGGATCATCAATGCGCCTCCAGCTTGGCAAAGACGCAATCGAGAAACGAGCCGCACAGGTTGCTGGCTTCGACGGCGATGTCGCTGTCGAGATCGTCGGGTAGGTGGACCGGATCGAAGTGGGCGAGGATGGCGACGGCGGTGATCACCATGCCCGCAAGGTCGTCGCCGTCGTTGCCATCGGGACCACGGCCAACGAAAGCGCGGAGGCCATCGCTCAGGTCGAAGGGCTGCTGGACGAGGAAATTGCGGAAGGGCCAGTACCAATCGTGGACGGACGGGCGGACCAGCTTGGCGGCGACGAGGGCGTCGAGCAGACTGATCAGGCTGTCGTTGAACGCCCACATGCTGCGCACTTTGTCGTCGACTTCCGAGAAGTCGCAGCCGAAGAAAGCTTGGGCCACCCGGTCAATGACAGGGGCGTCGCTGGTGTTGTGGGCAGTGGCGGCCAGCTCGGCGAAGGCGGCGCTGATGACTTCGTGCAGGTCATCGGCAGAGCCGGGCGGGATAGCGGCGAAGACGCGCACTTTGGGGAGCTGGTCGTTGTAGTCGGTAACGAGAAAGGCAACCAAGGCGTCCGGGCTGTTTGTGCGGTCGATGGTGGACTGGAGTTCGTCCATCAGTTCGTCGATCTTACTATCCGTCATCGGGCTGCTCCTTCACGTAGCCGTTAAGCTGGAGCCAACCCCGGTAGAGGGCGGCGAAGTCTTGGAGGTGCAGGGTGACGTAGCTGTCGGGCAGGGGTTGGCGTGACTTGCGGTTGATGACGACCGGGATGTCGAGGCCGCTGTTTTTGCGGGCTTGACGCATCCACTCGTCGAGCGAAATGCGTTCGTGGCGCTTGGCCTCGATGGCGATGCCGGGGGTGCCGGTGATGTCGGGAAGGGCTTCGCCCCTCCCGCCACCACTCAAAGGCGTGCGGTGGCACTCGATCCCGCACACCTCGTTGAAAAAGGCGGCCAACTCTCGTTCGTAGGCGTCGCCTTTTGCTTTCGCGCCGCGTCCGCTAACTGGCATAGCCCGCTTCCTTTCGGCATGTCTTGCAGAGGTAGTGGTTGCGCGGACGGCGCTTGGTGTCGCCGCAGCTAATGCACGGGCGCTCCCAAGTGGCGCGCTTGCGCTTCTGAAACTTGGCGCCGGGATATTGACGAAGGCCATGCTGGACGTGCAGCCGCTTGACTGTGTCGGTGCAAACGCCGAGATGGCGGGCCTGTTCGGCAAGGGGGTCGGCAACGTGTTCAGCAAGCCATTGTCTTTCATCGTCTGTCAGCACACGGGCAGGCATCGGCGTCCTCATGCGTGGTGTTAATCTTATGTACACCTTTTTGACACAGCAAGCAAAAAAGACAGGGATAACGCGACCGGCCCCACCAAAGGGCCGGGAGCGCGTCGAGTAGCCGAGCAGTCGGGGAGAGCGCACTCCTGTGCGCGAACAGTGAGAGCCGCTCCTGCGGCTCGGGCGATAGAGGTAGGTTGGGAGGGTCGCCCAGTGCGTGTGCCGCTTGGCGGTTTCGCTATCGGTGGGGCTTATTTTCGTGGCTTGTCCAGCACACTGCCGGGTTAACACGGGCTAAAATACGGTTAAGGATTGACAACCGTTTTCCCCCGTGTTCCTATATATATAGCTCGTCGTTTAGTAGTTCGTTCGAGCACATGAGTGCTCTCTTCTGAAGTTCGTTCGCGAACAGGAGTTCGCTCTCCCCAGTCATTCAGCTTGGTTTTGCTCTCCCCTTAGGGTCCGAGCAAAACAGTCTTCCCGGCTAAGCGGTTCTTGCTGGAAAGTGCATCTTTTGAAAAGCGTAAAATTTGATACAGTTGGGCAGAAAGAATTAGCAGCCCGCAACCGTGCGGCAGAGCCGCAGGTCGCCGCCTTCATCGATAAAGTTAGAGAGCTGTTTGGCCCTGCGGAAGTTGTCTATCTTGGGCCTCGGCGCGTAGACCCCACTCGACAAGTTGCGGCATCGGAACGTGGAGCTTCTGACTGACCGTCAGCAGCGCGTTCGGGTCACCCCTTTGCACCAGTGACATGAACAGGTTCTGTGCCGCCTGCTTGACTGAGCGGGTGCTGAACAGCAGTGGCCGCCACTCGACCGGCGCAATCGTCTGGCCAAGGTAGTAGGTGCGCTCTGTGATGGGGTTGGCCTCTCGCACCTTGCCGTAGCTGATCTGGCTCACACGGCTGAAGTCGTCACGGATGCCGTTCGCCGCCATGATCTGCTGGCGAGGCGTCATCACTGAGCCGTTGGCATCCACGTAAGCAAACCGCTCGTCGTCGTTCCATATGCCGTGTTTGCGCTGGGCCATGGCCTCATCCTCGTAGACGGGCTTAACGAAAATCTGCGTGCTGATGTTGGTCAGTGCGTGGCTCGAGCCAGCCTCGGTGGCGTAGCCGTCAGGACCGGGCTTGTTGCTGTGGTGCAGCCACACAACGCAAAGGCCCATGCGGCAGAGCTTCTGCGTGATCACGTTGTAGTCTGTCCACTCGCTGGCCTCATTCTCTTTCAGGCCGGGGAAGTGAGAGCGCACCGTGTCAAAGACGACGATGTCGGGGTTGTGCTGCGACAGCAGCCCGCCCAGCCGCTTGAGGCCAACGTCCTCACGAAGGTTCAGCGCCATGTCGACCATGCCGTCTGGTCCGGGCACGCTGCCCGGTATAACGCGCAGGTTATCTCCGCTGTTGCCGATCAAGCCGAAGCGCTTCAGGCGGTCGGTGATCAGGTGTGGGTTGTTCTCCGGGTCAAGCACCAGCGCCTTGGCGGTCTGCTGGATCTGCCATGGGCCAACGTAGGTGCCGAGCTTGCTTGGATCGCACGCTGCCTTGAGCAGCATCATCAACAGCTCAGACTTGCCCGAGCCAGCGTAGCCCGCCACCATCGTTGCCTTACCCGGCTCAAGGATCGTCTCCACGTAGGCGGGCATGCGCGGCGGCATGGCTGCGATAAACTCTTCGCTGTTGGCGTCGCTGATGTAGCCGATGGTAGGCAGCTCGACCTCGACCGGCTCTTCGTACTTCTCGCCGTGGTTCTTTTGGTCGATCCCCCACAGGCTCTCGACGATGCGGACAGTCTCATCGCCCGCATACTTTTTGTGGTCAAAGTATTTGGCCCCAAGCTCTTGCGCCTGCTTGATGACCCAGTCTTTGTCACGGCGCTCCTTGATGAGCATGCCGACAACCTTGGCCATAGTGTTGTTGCGCTCGCCCTTGCCTATGCGTGAGCCGTTGCACTTGCCCTTCAGCCAGTCTTCGGCGGTCTCGTCGGGCAGTCTTGTGCCGCTCAGATCGTAGATTACAGCCTTCTGTGGCTCGGCCTTCGCTGGCACAGCGGCGGTCAGATTGGGATACGGCGGCAGCTCGTCAATGTTAACCCGCCTTAACCACTTCATGTCGGTGCTGGGCGGCACACGGGCGTATCCCCCGTCGCCCCTGACATCCAGCCCAACGACGCCGACACCGGCATTGCTCTGTACCAGCTTGCCGGGGTGCTTGAAATAGTAGTGCGTGCCGCGCCGTGTGGCTGCGGCCATAGGAGTTCTGGTCACGCCCCACTGCTCGGCGTGCTGCTGTGCTTCTTCGTTGTCGACGTCCACAACAACGATGCCAGCCCGCATGCCGCAGACGATACCCATGTCCAGCTCGACCGGCTCTGGCCAATGCTGCCGTTGCTTGCGGCTGGCCGACAACCATGGCCGTCCGCCGTGACGGTCACCCAAGTCGATCAGCCAGCTTGGCGGTGTATCGCCCTGAAAATAGTCAGCAATATCTAGAAGGTCTTGTTCCGTCTGGTCTTGCTGCTGCCATTGCTTCCACTGCACGATTGGCAGCTTGCTGCCCTTAAAGATCGGTAAAACATTCAGCCCCTCTTCGTGCAGTTCTAGGGCGTGATCAATCCAGCTCGTCATTCGTTGCGTTCTCCTCCGCAAGCAGAAACTCACGCGCATCAAGGCCAGCGGCATCACAGATCCGCAGGAGATCGCTCACGCGCATGTCGCGTGACTTGCGCCAGTGATAAACAGCAGTCCGGCTGCGTCCTGCCAGAGCAGCGAGTTTCGGGAGACCCCCAACGGACTTAGCGAGCTTATCGAAATCGATCACGATCTTTCCTTGTTGACGTGGTGTTAAAAAGTGGTGTACTGATTTTTGACACCGCAGCAAAGGAGAAGCAAGCGAAATGTCTTTACCTATTCGAAGTACCAGCAGCATCGCGCTCGACGAACCGTCGAAGTCGCTGCTGTACGCGCATCACGGCTTCGGAAAAACTTACACCGCCCGCTATTACGCCGAGGCCTACGGGAAGGGGATTATCTTCTCAGGTGAGGCGGGCCTTAAAAGCCTTCAGGACGTGGAGATCGACTATGTCGCCTTCACGGGCTGGGAAGAAGGAGCTGGCGAGGGGCTGGCCTTTAAAGACCTGCTGAAGATGATGCGCTCGGACGAGTTCAAGAAGCAGGGCTACAAATGGATTATGGTTGATAGCCTGACTGAGCTTTGTGACCTTATCCACAAACACTTCGACAAACTCTACGGCGAGCAAAACGCCTTCAAGGTATGGGCCGACTACGGCAAGGCGGTAGAGGGCTGCTTGCGCATGATGCGCGATCAGAACGACTACCACATCCTGTTTACCTGCTTGGCCAAAGAAGAGACGGATGCCAACGGCGTCACGCACTACTGGCCACAGATCCAAGGATCGAAGCAGTCCAAGAAGGTGCCCGCGCTGTTCGATAACGTCTTCGCCGGGGCCAAGGTCGCTTCAAAGTCGGGCAACTCTGCGCCTGTCGTGAAGCGCGTCATCTACACCGACGAGATCATGGGGTGGCACGGCAAAGTCCGTGACCCGCGTGGCGTTGCTCGCCCCATCGAAGAGACGTCGAACATCGTTGAGATCATCAAGCGAATTCAGACTGGAGACAAGAAATGAGTTTCGCATTTTCAGACCTAGACCTGTCCAACGTAAGCCAGTCGTCGCGACTGGGCGTTGGCGTCCACAAGGTGGAGATCACCGACGTCAATTGGGACGCGCAGACAGGCGCTCTCAGCCTCGATATGTCCGGCTCCGGTGGGACGTTGACCGACACGCTGCGCCTGTACAGCGACAACGAGGTCGGCAAGCGCATCAGTGAGCAGCGCCTCAAGCAGTATCTGGTCGCCACCGACCACCACAACCCTGACCGCCCGGACGACATCGGCTGGTTCAAGGGTAAGCGCGTGACGATCCGGGTCGAACCCGGCAAGTCGTTCCGCCGGGACGATGGCAGCACGGGCCAGTACAAAAACATCACGGGCGTTTTTGCGCCTGATGCGGACGTGCCTGCACCGGCGCCAGCTCCGGCTCCGGCCAGTGACCCGTTCACTTCCGCCCCCAGCTCCCAGAACTTTGACGACGCGATCCCGTTCTGATGCCAAAGACCGCCGACGACATACTGACCCTCATCGACGAGGGCTTCGTTGGCCTTCGGGCCAACCAGAAGGCACGCCGTTACATCGGCGGCAGTAACGTCGGCGGTCCCTGTGATGCCGCGCTTTCATTCTCTCTACGCGGCTTTCCCGACGATGAGCCTCCTCCCAAGCTTCAGCGGATCTTTGGCTTCGGACATAAAGCCGAAGATCTTATCGTCGGGGATCTCAAGCGGTCGAAGCTAACGGTCCTAGACCGTGACCCTGTGACCGGGCGCCAGTTCGCTTATTCTATGCACGGAGGCCACATCCGTGGGAACATCGACGGCCAGATTGAGCTGGACGATGGCGAGCTGGCGCTGCTTGAGATCAAAACCATGAACGCCTCCAAGTGGCGGGCCTTCGTCAAGCATGGGATCGGCAAATCGCACCCGCAATACGTTGACCAGATGCAGACCTACATGGGGATGGCTGGCTTCGAGAAGGCGGTGATGCTGGCCTACAACAAAGACACAAGCGAGTACCACGCTGAGATCGTGGAGTTCGACGAGATCGCCTTTCACGCGCTGATGGCCCGAGCCGAGCGGGTGATGGGCGGGCACGCCCCCAGAGTGACAGACAACCCCGACGACTGGCGCTGCAAGTTTTGCTTCAAGCGGGGCGTGTGCCGCGAGGGCCGACAGCCCGACACAGATTGCGCGACCTGCCAGCACAGCATCGCACAGGACGATGGCCGGTGGTTCTGCACCCACAAGAATGAGACTGCACAGGAAGTTTGCGATGACTATCGAGTTTGGGCGCCCACAGCCGAGTGACGATCTGATCGAACACCCCGATCATTACGCCAACGAGCGGAACGGCATCGAGCCAATCGAGTACATCATGGCCAATGACCCGCAGGGCTATTACGTTCGTGGAGCCGTCGCAAAGTATTCCGCGCGGGCGGGCTTCAAGCTGTATGAGAATATGGATGCCGTGCAGTCAGAAATAACTGATTGGCGTAAGGCCATGCGTTACTGCGAGATGCGGATCAGGCAGCTCGAAGGCAAGCCGGTCGTCTAGTCTTCGCAGAGTTTCTGGTGGAGCAGGTTGTGGGCTAAGACCTGCCTCTTCGTCTCGTAAGTGTCGCCCATCGCCGGGTAAATATAGTCGTACACTTGGCAGGCGTCACTGACGGAACCACCCTCCGTCGCGCAGCCGCTTGTCAATATCAGCGTCGCTGCTAGTGCGCACGACACGATCAATGTCTTCGACATCACGTTTGATCTCTTCCAGTTTCTTCTCGGCCCGCTTGTCGCTGGCCTTCTTCGCGTCCTTACGGCCCACGATGTAGAGCAGGAGGCCAAACAGCGCCGCTCCAAGAGCAGCGCCGCCTGCGGCCAGTTGTTGTGCAAGTTCAGCCATCAGAAGTTCGTCGTCCCGTAGGTTGTCCGCTTGAATGGTCCGCCGCCTACGCCGCTGGACTTGGTGTCTGCTTCGCGAACGAGGTCGACAGCACCTTCACGCAGCGGTCTAATGCCGCCAACGACTGGCACTCGGCTGACGATCTCACGAACGCCCTGACGCTGGACGCCAGCGCTGTCACCGCCCGTGGCTGCATCGATAGCGGCCTCGCCGACCTTGAGCATATCGTTTGCCAGACCGTAGCTTGGGCCAAAGATTGTCTCCTTGATCCGCTCACGCCCGTATGCGCCGTTGCTTTGCTGTTCGGCGGTGGTGATGAACAGGTCGCCCAAGAGACCGGCGCCGCCTGCTTGCAGGAAGGACTGCAAGTACCAGCCCGCCATCGCGTCGAGGTCTTCGTCAGCCCATTCCTTGCCAATAAACTGGCTGAAGCGTCGGTCGGTGTTCAGGCCGAAGCTTTGGCCTTCGTCACCACCTCGACCCATGACCACGTCCTTGGTGGCAATCGAGCCAGCGGCAACCGCTGGGCCGAGTGTCATCAGCAGGGCAGGGCGGGTCATGTACTTGCGGGCGGTGTTGAAGTCGCCCGCTGCAACCGCGCCAAAGGCGGGCTTGAAGTCGCCCATGATCTCAGCAAAGAACCGCCCGTACATGATAGAGAACGACTTGAGCTGGGCGATCATCGCGCCCCATGGAGTGGCTGCGTACAGCGGCATGTCCTGCGGCTTAGGTGAGAAGATGGTGTTGTCGACGAACCGAATGACGGCGCGCTTGACGTTCTCGTCGGTGATGTCAGGCACCGGCTGGGAGGCGTCGTAGTTCAAGCCATGTTTCTTCAGGAAGCGGTCGTGGTAATTATAGGCAGGCGAGCCTTTTGCCTGCGCCCCCATCTTCTTCAGCGCGTTCATATGGTGCGTCATCGCCTGATGGCCGATGGCCGCAGAGCCAGCACGGTTGAGGTTCGTCCACGGCGTTAGGCCGATCATCTTGAAGAAGGTGGACTGCACCATGTTGCTGGGGTCGCCGATGAGTTGGGCCATCCGCTCATGGACAAGGCCATCGATGGCCACGCCGATCTCGCGGATGGAGTTCCGGTAGTCGTCGTCGCCAAGGTACTTCGTCCAGCCACGCCACGCCGCCTTGAAGTCGCCGGTGCGGATGATGGGCAGGGCCAAGTCCGAGAACGAGGTGATGGTCGAGAAGGGCAGGAGCGTGATGTTGTTGAACATCCGCACGTTGCGAGAGGCGCTGCGAAGGTATCGAGGCCAACTGCCCAGTGGTTTCCGCATCAACAGGCGGCTGTAACCTTCGGCAGCGTTGATGTCGTCTCTCATCAACTTAGTCGGGTCAGGGAAGTCAGCCATCGCCGCCGCAACAGCTCGCGCTCGCCGCTGGAAGTGTGGCGAACTCTTCGAGGCGCCTTTGTTAGCCGCGATGAGGATCGCCTCTGCGGCAGCGACATCTCCACCGCCTCGGATCTTCTCAAGGGCAGCCTTGACTGCGGCGTCTGCGGCAGCCCGATCCAGCATCTTGATCTTGAACCGCTCATCTTCCTCGAGGACGCCCCCATCGCCAGCCATGACGGTCTTCTTCTTGGTCGTGACGATCCTGTCGGTCGACATGACCTCGATCATGCCGTTCATGCCTTCTTGTGCCGACTTGGCGTAGTCGCTGACCATATGGCCGTGAATACCAAGGTGCTTGGCCTGCTGGATGGCGCGCTCGGTCTGATCGAAGTAGCGGGCCATGGTCGCCATCAGAGACTGCTCCATGAACCTCTCTGCACTTTCGAGCAGCTCGGGGGCTTGCTTGTGGAAGTTGAGCATCCGAGCGAACGACACGCTGTCAGTCATGGACGCGCCGACTGCATCAAGGTCGACTACGCCCGTGTCGCCTTCCGTGATGTTGGTGAAGATTTTGTCGGCGAACTGCTTCGCTTCATCGCCTGATGCGTTGGGCTGCTCCCGCTGGAAGTACGCAATCATCAGGCTTTTAAAGCCTTCAGGATCGCGGGCAACGATGTCGGGGTTCCAGACTTGCGGATAATAAGATGGGCCAAGGTCGCCTACGAGGATACCCTCTGCCTGCATCATGCGGAGCTGCTGCTGGAACAGGCCTTGGATCTTCGCAAACATCTCCTGCTCGGCTGCGCCACGCAGGTTGGCGATCTTGCTCTCGTCAATCAGAGCAGCCCGGATGCGGCGCATCGGTGCTGGCTCTTCGAAGGCTGGCATCAGCGGCAGCTTGTTGCCCTGCATGCCTTGGCGCAGGTAGTTGCCCATCTTGCCGAGCAGGTTCTTAGGCATGCCGGGGAGCTGGTTCAGGCCATCAACGACTGGCATCAGTTTCTGGCCAAGGGCAATCGTCTGGTCGACGGTGAAGCGGTCAAAGCTATCGGCCAGCCACTCCATGCCCGCACGACGCAGACGCCCGTCAGCGCCCGCCATGATGACGTCCCAGCCCTTCATCAGGGGATTGCGACCGCGAGACTTGGTGCCGGATTGCGCCATCGCCGAAGACAGCGCCTTCGGTATACCGGCTAGGTTGAAGTGGTCTTCAAGCGCGGCAGCCGAAGCTGGCGGAAGCTGGTTCTCGCTGGCAACCAGATCAAAGAACTGGGAACCGATGCCGGTTGGGGCGATGGCGTCTTCGACGACGTCGACCGGGAGGTCCGGGGACTTCAAGCTGCGGACGTTTTCGCCGTTGAAGATTGCTGCGATGGGGCGTGCCAAGCCCTCGTCGTCAATCGTGCCAAGGATGCCGTCGTAGCCGTTGTCCTTCAGTCCACGGTTGATGATGGCCTTGGCCCTGTCAGCGCTCATGCCCGACCGCTCCATGGCGTCGACCGCCAGAGCGTAGAGATCGTCGCCGTCAATGACGCCGCT